GACAAAGCCGATGATGTGATAAAGCAATTTGATGCCACTTTCGTTGAGGGTGCTGTTGCTCCTGCTGTGGTATCTCAAAAGATTAAAGACACATTAACAAAAACTCGTTCAGACTTAAATACAGCGGCTGGCAAAGTTTATAACTCAGTTGACGAAAAAGTTCCTAAAACCACTATTGTTGACTTACCTAAACTGAAAGCAACGCTTGATGCTGTAAAAGCCGAAGTTGGTGATACTGGAATGTCTGCTGCTGAACGTAATTTAGCAAAAATGGTTGAGGCTGGGAACGTAACATATGGTCGATTAAAAAGAGAAAAGTCATTAATTGGCAATGCACTTAATAAGCTGGAATCGCCCTACGGAAGCATGGCTGAAGCTGATTTAAAACGCCTTTATGCGGCACTGGCTGATGACCAACTTACAAATGTGGGAAATATTGGCGGCGAAACATTGCGCCAAGAGTTGCGTGCTGCAAACTTGTTATATGCAAAAGAACGTGCATTAGGCAAGCGTATCGTCAACGCATTTGGACAGGACATTGAGGGCAGTGTTGCCAATAAGATGCGTACAGCAATCACAAGCGCCGCCAAGGGTGATACTGGTGAATTTAATAGATTACTCAAAACAGTGCCAGATGATTTGAGAAAAGAGACTTTGGCAACTGCCTTGGCTTCAGTAACTAGATCAGCAAGAGGTGCAGAGAAGGGCGGTTTTGGGTTTTCTGAGTTTGCAGACATTTATCCCAAATTAAGAGCTAATCCACCAGTCTTTAAAACTATTGTTGATACTCTTGGAAAAGACTCGGCAGATGTATTGCGTGATCTGTTTGAAGTATCTAAGCGTGTCACAGAAGCCAGAGCCAATGTCTTGACCACTGGTAAAGCAAACCAAGCATTGCTGCAAGGAATTCAAGCAGAAAGCCTTATCGGTAAGATTATGGAAAGCACACTTGCCAAAGCTGCTGTCACAGGTGCTGCGGCTGTTAGTGGTCCTATTGCTGCCGGCGCAACTTCAATGATTACAAGCGCATTGACCCAAGGCAATAAGGATTCGCTTAAAGCGGCAGGAAAACTTTTTGCCGACCCAGCCTTTCAGAAACTGGCGATTGAGGCGGCAACATCAGGACAAGCAAGTTCTGCTACTCTGCGCAGCACTGCCATGTCACAATCGTTTCAGAAATTTGCAGACGCAGTTAAGTTGCCAAAGTCGTTGGATGCACGAATTCAATTCTTGCAGTCCGCAATACAGACTGAGCGTCAACTCTCACAGGAGAATAAATAAATGTCCGCACTATCAGTAGAACCACCATACCCAGCGTTTGCTGATGCTGATGGACAGCCGCTTGATGATGGCTACATCTTGATTGGCGCTGTCAATCTAAACCCAATTACTAACCCGATTGCTGTATTTTTTGATGCTGCATTGACGATTTCTGCTGCCCAGCCAATTCGCACCAGTGGGGGTTATCCTGTCTACCAAGGCACACCAGCCCGAATCTACACCGCAAGCGATTACTCTATTCAAGTGCAAAATAAGAACGGCACGGTGGTCTATACCTCGCTGAATGACAACACTTTCAGCGGTGGTGTAATAGTTTCAAATGCAACTGGAAATGGCACGCAAACCGTTTATACCGTACAAGCCAGTCCTGAAGCAATTTATATCAATGGCGTTTATCAAAATCAAAACACTTACGCATTTTCAAATGGCAATGTAACATTCACACAAGCACCTCCATTAACATCTATCATTGAATTTGTATTTTGAGGAATAAACCATGTTAAAAGCAATCTCAACTATCACAAACGCACTTGGTGCGTTGAACTACAAAGGCACATGGAATGCCTCAAGCAATACTCCAACCTTGGCTGATGGCACGGGTGCAAAGGGTGATTACTATGTTGTCAGTACCGCAGGGACGCAGACCTTTGGTGGCATCCAGTTATTCTTTGGCACTGGGGACTGGATAGCATATAACGGTGCAGTCTGGCAACGAGTTGAGGGCGGTTCAGATGGCAACTTTGCCAACGTAACTCTGACCTCAACCGATGCTGGTGTAACAGCATCCCCATTACTTGAGTTGTATAGAGATTCAGCCAGCCCAGCGGCATCTGACACCCTTGGCGAAATTGAATTTAATGGTGAAGATTCAGCAGGCAACAAACAGGCCTACGGTTTAATTCACGCTTCTATTCTTAGCCCAACATCTACTGCTGAACAAGGCCAACTTCACTTTGAGACTGCAACTGCTGGTGCGTTGACTGAAAAAATGATTATTGGCACGACAAATCTTGTGGTTAACGAAATCGGTGCGATATTTAATGTGCGGATTGAAGGTGACGCGGATGCAAATTTATTGTATACAGATGCTACAAATGATCGAATTGGAGTAGGCACAGCATCACCTGCCGCAAAACTTCATGTGGCTGGTAATATTATTTATACAAGCACAACTCTTGCTAGTTATTTATGGACTTCATGGAACCCTTCAGACCTAGTGGGGACTGCCACAAATGCGCCAGCTACTGGGACAGCAGACGATAGCAACTTTGTAACAATGGCTAATTCATCAGGCACATTGACAATAACATTTGACATTGCGGGAAAGTATTTGATTTGTGTTCAAACTAATACCACACATGCCAACGCATACAGTAGTGACAGGTTTATAACAAATTTTGGCGGTACGGCAACTAGGCGAACAAATCAAGATGCGCCAGCAAATAGCGGAGATTCAGTAAATGATATGAATTTTGCTATTACAGTTTCATTTTATGTAAGCGCAACTGCTGGACAAACGCTAACCATTTTGCCTACTTATGCACTATCGGCGGGTGGTGGCACAGCGGCGCAACATACTGGGTTTTGCTCAACAACCATTTTGTATTGTGGAGGCTAACATGACTATTGAATTTGAATTTAGAAAAATTAGAAATGCTTTATTGCGTGATTCTGATTGGACACAAGCAAATGATTCCCCTTTGTCAGCAGAACAAAAACAAGCATGGGCGATTTATCGTCAATCATTGCGAGATTTGCCACAAAATTCAACACCATCCTTTGATGAAAATAATAAGTTATGTGGCGTTCAATGGCCTGTAATATCTAACTAAGGATTTTAATTATGGCCTTGACTAAAGTAAGTTTTTCAATGATTGAAAAAGCGCCAATTAACGTTGTTGATTATGGCGCTACTGGGGACGGCACAACAAATGATCAGTCGGCGTTTGATGCGGCTATTTTGGAATGCAAAAATAGTGGTCGTAATCTTTATGTACCCGCTGGGAATTACAATGCCGCTTTAAATATTGATTGGGCAATTCAGCAAGCAAGCGTAAGTGCAATTACATCGGCTGTTGGGTATAACCCTGCCTATTATGGCCCTGTTGGTTTGTGTTTCAATGTTACTTTAGATAAAAGCGCCAACATACAAAATGATTCATTTTGGACACGTTTAAAAGATTGCACTATTAGCGGCGGGACATTTGCTGGCAACATTATTTTATGCTCTGTCCAAACTTGTCAATTTAATGACATTACTTGCAAAAAAGTAATTTCGTATGCGTATGCTCCCTCAACAAATTTAACATTAAAACCCTATTTGACTTGGTCTGTGCCGCCCGTAGATGGCGCTGGCGATGTTTTATGGACACAATGGAACAAGACACAAGCGCAAGCATTAGTAATTGAAGGAAGTACAGTTGCTTCACACAATGTGGCAACATTTACTGACTGCAATTTTAATGGCGCAACAACTTCAAATAGGCAAACTGGTACAGATTACCTAGACCATCATGGTGCGTCAAGATACATAGAAATGGTTAGTGGTCAAGGCCAAGGTTTGAACTTTATTGGATGTGATTTTTCATATTCCAATTTTCCGTTGTGGAGTGAAATTCAATATCCAGTTACAGATATTGGTTGTTACTACGAAGGCGACGGTTGGAATTTTTATACTTCAAATGGCACAACAATTAACCAATATATTGCGACTATTATCAATGGTTACAACTATACGTTAGTAATTCAGCCACAAGGTACATTGACATTAAGCGCAACAAGCGGATCGGGTGTTACTGCAACATCAAGCATAAATGTATTTCAATCATCGGATGTTGGCAAGTACCTTCGGGTTGGCGCATTTGCTGGCGCTGCCATCATAACTGCGTACACCAGTGCCACACAAGTAACTGTGACGGTTATAACCGCATTTTCATCGACTGGGCCTCATGCGGCTAACTCTTGGATTTTGCAACGTGAGCCGCAATTACAGCCAGGAATTTTGGGCCAAGGTTTTCGTTTGATTGCTAGCGCATTAAGCGGAAGTAGTGGATTTATTGAACTTATCCCACAAGGCGGCCAAATTCAAGTTTTGGATGTTTCGTCAAACGACATCCGCGCAACGTTTAATAACTTAGCTGGATATGAATCAGCATTTGGTGGTTCACCAGTTTGGCGGTTTTATGGCGATCAATATCCATATTTCAATGGATCACTTGGCCCTGGCGCTCAATTTGGAAATAGAGAATATCGAAATTGGACAGAATTAAAGTGTTCAAATCATGTTGTGAAAATTGCCGCAAGTGGAAGTGACGCAGAAATTATAGTTTTACAACCAACGGGCGGTGCTGCCAGATATAATGCATTAGAAGGTAATGCGCGGATAAGAGTTACTTTTGTGGGCAGTGTTCATGATAATACCCCCGGCAATCCAGTTGCTTGGGAGGGTTACATTGAAATCAGAAGTAAACAATGGCAAACATCGTCAACATTGTATGGATCGTTGTCTGGAACAAGGGCGACAGCCACATTGACCGCTGGATCAGCTGATGGAAGATTATTTTTTGGTCTAACAAATTTAAGCGCAAGTGGTCGTTTGAGTGGTGAGTTTTTTGTTGAAGCGGTTGTTTCGGCTGTACAAGCGTCGGCAGGAATTGAAGAAGCCCTTGCGGAATGGCAGTTAATTCCTTATTGATGTAAAGGATTTCATATGTTAATTCAATTATTAAAATCTAAGACTGTTCTGTTTGCTTTGTTGCTAGCAGTTTTGTCTGTTGTACAAGGTTTTCTATTTGCGTTACCCTTGACACCGCTTCAACAAATGTTTGTGGGCATCGGGATTTCGATTGTGGTGACTTTGTTAAGAATTGTGACCACACAACCAATTTCAGAAAAATAAATGTTTTGCAAAGCGGCTTAAGCTGCACAAAGGAATTAATCATGTCTACAAATTCACAAATTGCATTTGCCCCACTCGGCGAGACCATAGTGGTTCCTGCGGCGTCTAGTGCCCCTACTGGTGTTCAGGCGCTGGTTAGCGGCAGGCTAGATGCACAGGGGACAGGTCAATACCGAATCATCAATGACAGCGTTTATACGGTGTTTTTGGGCGTTGGTACGACTGCTGCATTGGCAACTGCAAACGCTGTTGCACCAGTATCAGGAAACCCAAGTCCGGCCATTGTTTTAGTGCCCGGTGCTGTGGAGATTTTGCGCTTTGCACGCACATCGTATTTCAGCGGTCTTGCATCTGCAGCGGCTACTGTCTACATTGTGCAGGGCGAGGGCATGTAATGCTTGAGGATACTGATACACGACTGGCGGTGCATGAGGCAGTTTGCGCTGAGAGGTACACCGCCATTGAGAAGTCGTTTGTTTCAGGTTCACAGCGTATGACCCGCATTGAGTATTTACTTTATGTGGTGATTGCGGCTGTGTTGCTTGGTCCGGGCTTTGCAGGCGAGTTAATCAAGAAAATACTGGGGCTGTAAATTGATCCGCTTAGCATCCTGTTCGCAGCCAATGCTTGTGTTGCCGCTATCAAGCAAGGATGCAAACTCTATAAAGATGCAAAAACATCTTTCATGGAGATTAAAAAAACTGTTGACGA